TGATTTATCCATGACCTCTTGTGCCATAGACTTCAGATACTTTATCAACTGAGTTACTTTATTTGTACCTTCATACATGGGAAGACCTAAGTTCATGGTCTTCTCAAATTCATTTGGATCTACTGCATCGTAGAGTATCTCAACATTTCCGTCCTTATTAAGAAACGCTTCTAACGAGAATAGTTTCGCTTTCACCTTTGATTTCATTGATCGGCTCTAATTTACTAATAGGTAAGTTATAACAATCAGCTTTAAACGTAAAGCCGTTGCTTGGGTCTACTTGACCTTTCTTATATCGGGTAGCTTTAGCATAGTATTCTTGTTTACTGATGCTACCTAGTATCCAAGCCTTACTGAGATCAGTCAGTATCCTCACGAACACATAACTGTCACAGTCTTGCTTAGTACCATGAGATGCAACCGAGCAATCATAATTAGACTTTGGCTTAGTGTTACAACGTTTAGTCTTAACGTCGATACGATTCCCATCTTTCACTAAATCATAGTTATATGTATTTGCTTCAGTTGCCCCGATGATATCAGCTACGATTACCTCGCCTATCGCACCTACTACGTTACTAGTGCCACCTGTAATACTTCCCTGCAATATGCCTACAGTAGAAGCTTTTTCCCTCGCATGACGCATGTAATCTTCGCTGATTGATACTTCGATCATTAGTTTGCACCTAAGTCTACAACTTCACAGGCATCTGCAGTGCAAGCCAATTCACGAGTACCGCTCGTATTATCTTCCTTTTCATACATAGAGAACTTAGTCCAGTCGAGTGACTTTGGAACACGTCCATTCCATTCGAGATATTCATCCGCATCTATGTCCTGATAAGGAGCTTGTTGGTACGTATGGTCGGCAAACGGAAGGAACGATACACCTGACGCAATATCAAAGTTATCGTACAACCACGCACCAACTTCCATCCATTCCTCTTCCTTTACAGTAATAGTCACAGACGGTTTGTGTTCGCACCAGTTAAGTGCATAGACTTTCCAAAGTTCTAGTTGTTCTACTGCACTCATCTCAGTTCTAGTGATAGCACCACTAGGAGATTTCATTGGAAAAGAAAACACGGTAACACTGTCAGGCTTCATAACGTCAGGCTCTGCAGGGATACCTTCTTCTTTCATAAACTGTGTAAGTGGATCTTTGTTATCCCCACGTACTGTTCTGATATAAAAATCATTGTGTCTAGCATGAATACCCGATGCAGAATCAGTCAACTGAGACACAGTACCACTTGGCTTTACACAAGTGATAGCCGTACTTCTTGGTATACCAATAGCATCTGCATATTCTTTGTTTGTCTTTATTGCTACTTGTTTCATCTCTTGTAACCAAATCTTTGAATCAGTTGTTTTAGACAGTACATAATGATCCATGATACCAGTTAATGAGACACCAAGCAAGCGTTCTTCTTCTGTATTTGTTTTCCATATCTTACGTAGATACTTCAGATCTGTAAGAGTAGACTGAAACGTACCTAGCATTGTAGCAACTCGCACCTTTGACTGAAGAGTCAGTAAGTCATCGTTTTCACGTACGACCACTTCAGATAAGTTACAGAACTGATACGGTCTAAGTATAATCTCACTACATGGGTTCGTACCCCACATGTGACCTGTTTGTCTTCTGCCACTCTTAGCTACCTGATCGTCGGCTGCCTTACGATTGAACATGCCACGCTCACCTGACTTTGACTCGTACAGAGATAACCATTCTCTCATGTAGGTTTCCATAGCAGGCTTGCCCTTGTAGGCTACAGAGTTATTTGCTAATGCTCTTTGACCATTGTTGTTCCACCACTCACCTGATTTAGCGTGAGCCATTTGATCGTCGTTTAAGTTAGATAAGCTAATCAAAGCAGATCGTCTGACGCCACCTACTACAACAACCTCACCTACCTTACACATAATATCGTGGCACTCGACAGGAAATAACTTTCTACCTGTAGCACCCTTGAATTTCTCAATAGTAAACTTAAATAAGTTGACCAACGGATCAGCACCTGATGCTCTCCCACCCATAACCTTCAGCCTTGCACCTGCAGGTCGCACCTTCGATACATCCCAAGATGGTATCATTCCTGAATAAAGTAAAGCCACAAGCTCACGATATGCTCTTGCCCACCCTGCTTTACTATCTTCCACAACAATAACAACTTCAGACTCTTGCATATTCTCGCTGATTACAGGTAGCTTATCTACGTTCTCTCGCTCAACAGAGAAGCCTACACCTGTGCCACACATAAGAATGTACATAGCTTCATCAAAACTACGTGGACTATCCACTGGTAGGTAGCTACAATTGTACCCACAAGTGTTATCTCTATTGAGTGCTTCTCCTGCAGTCATCATTGCTCTCATGGATGGCATAACTCTCAAGTCACTGATGTACTCATGTATTATCTCTTTATCAACGCTATCCATCTTGTAGTTGTGCTTTTCTAAGAGAGTGTCTTCCATAAAGTTTACATATCTTGAAACTGTCTCTAGCCAGTTCTCTCTTCTGCCTTCATCATCCATCCATCTAGCATACCTAGACTTGTGTATAAACTCCTGATATGAAGTTGGTAACATATTAGACGCCATTATATTGTTCTCCTACTTTTGTTTCAATTAAACGATTTAAATACCATCGTGCTTTTTCTAAATCTTCTACTCCATTCTTGTACTTGTACCTACATATGTACTTCAAAATGTTGCCTTGAAGATATGTTTCAAATCCATCTCCTGTGACAGATTGAATTATGTCTATGGTTTCAATGCCTGCCTTATTGTAGTGTGCAGGACTGTTAACCATATCTGTATTATTTTCTACTTCCTTAAGTTTCATCTTCATGTATTCCATGTGTCTCATTACTGATCATTACCAAAATCTACCTTAATCACATTCTCAGGAATGTCAAGCATTTCTCCTGTGTCCTGTTGGTATTGTACCTTAAGGTCTTTGGCCGCAAAGTTAAACTCTATCTCAGACTCCCCACAACGAAAGACTTCATCACCTCGTCTGCGTAACAAAGCCATAACGCCCTCGTGCATAATTGATGCAACAGAGTGATCTTCAAAAGTCTCATACTTCTTGCCTGTCGTATCATAAGCTACCAAGTGAAACTGATCATCAGGCATTTCAGATAGGATTATGTAGTACTTGTCTTTCTCCAAAGACATAAGTGTGTTCATGTCATCTTTTTTCATTCTTTAGCCACTCCATAGGTATTGCTTTTTCTGCCCACCTATAATTGTGCTTGAGACACCAATCAGCATAAGTGGTTTTACTTCCTTTGTAGATCTTGTTTCGTGCATTCATAAACACCATACGGATGTCCAAGTCTTTGTGTTGTTCTTTTATCAGAGCCATCTTAACTCGGTCAGCTTTGTCAAACTCACCTTTAGCTTCGATGTAGATGTTGGTTGCGGGGATGTAGAAGTCAGGAGTGTAAGTACGTATCTTAGGTATGTACGTTATCTTCTTCTTCTCGTACTCAAACTTTATTTTATTCTGTATCAGCTTTTTGGCTAAAAACAATTCAAACTTAGATCTGTATCCTGCATTACGTTTAGCCACTATATTGTCCCCTGTCGGATTTTCCAACTCAATGATTCTAGGCGTTTGCTGATATACCCTGCCGTCTTCGGGGATTGTTTTTCTAGTATAGTAAGTTCGTCTAGAAGGGGATATATCGGCACACATAAAATCTTTCCGTAGTTTAAACTGTAGTTGATTGTTTGAAATTCATTCTCTATTTTCACAATGTCTCTAGCTTCTGTCTCAGGCGTCAACGTACCTTTGTCTGAAAAGTTATCTCTCAAAGTCAAAGGTATACCCCTGTCATGTTGTCTGAGGAATGTTATATCCCTGCCACCACCTATGCCTTTGTGAGACTCGATGTATACGTGGTACAAATTCTCATTCAACTCAAGTAGCTTAGTTTCGTATTTGTTTACGTAGATTGCTGACACTACAGTTCTTTCTTCTTCAAGACATCGTACCATATCTTAGGTGCAGTCTTAGCCTTTGATGTTACCTTTGGATACAACTGTGCATTTGCCCAACAGTGTGATCTGTATCCACACATGCCACATATCTTGTTTAAGGTTTTGTTACCTGTTCGTATCTGTTCACCTTTTACTTTGTACGTCTCAAACTCAGACTTGTAAGGTTTAACGAACTCATTGCTAGGATCAAGTAGTCTCTTGACTCTTCTCTCAGCATCTTTCATATATTCTTTTCTATCTTCTTCTTGCCACTCAGGTGCTTCAACCATAGCTATCTCGCCACTTGACTTGTTGACAACTATCCACCCACCGAAAGGTAACCCTGTAGCTTCACCATACAAATGACCTTGCATGACATAGCCAAACGGATCTTCTTCCTTTATCTTGTCGTACCCACCGTACCCTGTGTACTTAAACTTATATGCCCACTCGCTAGCTGACTTAACATCCCACACTTTATCTGTGCCTGTCTCATCTCTTACGATAAGATCGAGTGTACCTGTAACCTTTTTCCCTGCTATCTCTAGCTCAACTGATTTTTGTTTGTCTATGATTTCTACGTCAGCTTGTTCCATTATGAGTACGACCACTGATTCAACAAGGTCGCCAAACATAAAACGAAACAGAGCATTGTAGTCCATCTCTTCTTTGATGCCTTGCCTATCTAGCAATTGCTGACAGCGAGGTCTACCTAGTCCTGACATACGTATGCTGAACTCACGTTTCTTATTTAACTGTCTATCTACGGAGTCTCTGCATTCTTGTGCGAAGTCTTCAATAGCACTAGGGGAGATCGTGACTTCCCCCCTAGTTGCTTTTTGCATGTAGTCTTGGATTTTAAGCAGATTTAGCATTGAAATCAGCCGACAAGTCCTGTTCCTCACTAGGAGAAATGAGTTTCTGAGCTTCTCTGAACTGATTAAGGACATTCTCATTGTGACCTTTTACAGTCTCACTGAAGTCTTTCATCAATGCTTTGTCTGCGTCCGAGACTTGTACTTCCGAATGGAGAGTCGGAACTGGTACATAGTAGATAACTGAACCTGACTTGACCCTGCTAGTTGCTAACTTCATAACAATCTTCTGCATGATCTTTTTCTGTCTAGTTAAGCTCTCTATAAAACTGCTGATAGGTTTGAAACCTGATCGTTTGAAATAGGATACGAAAGGTTTATCCTTAATCTCGACCTTAGTTCCATCAGCCTTCGCAAAGTCACCAGTTATTTGACCATAGATAACTTGGTTGCAAACTGCAGACCGTGACTTTACTTTTAGTGGATCATCGTCAGTAAGAAGTTCTTCCTCTTTCGCTGACAATCTGCCACACTTATTCCCCGCAAGAGTATCAGGGAATTCTCCTGCTAATGTTGGTTTTTGTACAGACTTACAGACAAATGCTTTTTGTTCCATGTCGTACACGCTCCATTCAAAGGTACGTAAGATAGGTCTTACGAGTACTTCTTTAGCATAAATAAATTCGCCATCGACAAACATCTTCCATGAGCCACGAGTAAGTGTGACACCATCATCTGTCTCTGTATCGTAGTTAATGTTTAGTCTTGGTAAACCTACATTAGCCGTAGCTTTCGCTTGCCCTGTAAGTTCCATAAATGTAGATGTATCATCATCATTAAATGCTGATACTAATTGATCCATTTCGTTTCCAATTACTAGTTCATTTGATTCCATTTTGTTTTCCTTTTTAGTTTTATTTAAAATGTAATTTGAGCTTACTATTTAATTTCAGTAAGGTCAAGCCAATTATTTCCTATTTTTAATTCTATTCCTATTGGCATGTCGTACTCTAAGCCATACCTAGCTTTCGAGCCGTCAGAAATAGACAACATGGCTTCAGAAAGTACCTTCACACACTGATCTTTTTCATCAGGATGTACGTCAAGTACGATTGAATCATGTACTGTGTTGCATATAACTGACTTCATTTCCAACTCTCTCATCACCTTATCTAGTTCAACTAAGGCAATAGGTAGCAAGTCAGCCGTTGCAAATCCTTGTACGGGGTAGTTACAGATAGCCGTTCTATTTGTGGCCGCACCCCACTCAGTCCACTTAGCATCAGGGAAAGCATAGGTACGACCTGAAGGTAATTTTATCTCTTTGGTCTTGACTGCTTCTTTCTCTAGCTCCTTGTGCCAATCGGCAACCTTCTCATACTTCTCTTTAAACGCCGTGTAGTAGGCTTGTTGTGCTGGAGTACCACTTACCCCACCGTAGAGAGGTTTGAACGTGTGTGCCTTTGCATCCTGCCTAGAACACCCTATTATCGATGCAGTGTAGCTATGGACATCAGTTCCCTTGAGAACATCGTCGTAAGCTTGTGGATCTCTTGCAAGAAACCCTGCCACTCTAAACTCTAACTGTGAGTAATCTCCTTCGAGGATGTAGCCACCATCGAATCGACTCTCAACCACCTTACGTATAGCAAAGGTAGAACCACGTGGCATGTTTTGAAAGTTAGGATTACGACTAGATAGTCTACCCGTAGCCGTAACACACTGCATAAA